AGGAAACGTACGGAGGAGGAGGTAGCTTCCCGCTACCGGGGGGTGCTGTAGTTAGCAGCAACTGCCGAACCGAAGTTCGACAGTTTGATATCCACCGGTAAGGTGGATCCCGTAGGAGCTGCATCCCAATTGGGAGCAACTCCCGTCCTTCGGGAATACATTACATGTCTTTGACGGACAGTAATGAAACCCTGTTCTATATTGCCGCGTAGAAAGGCGAGAAGAAGACCTCCGGGATTATAAATCCGGAGCTTCTCTCCTTTCGGTACGGTTACGAACCCATCTTGCACTCGAATACGTTTGTTGCGAGGGGACCATTTCTCATAAATGAGAGATTGGTACCGTTTGCTCCAACGCATACTTGGCAAGTTTGAGTAAGTAGACCGTATCCCAGCGTCGTTGTTCTCCCAGACAGGCACCCAAAGGTGTTTGACTGAAGATAATAAACGACCCACTGTCCTGCTCAAGGGGATTCCCTGACGAGCAGACCAGAGGTTAAGCTGGTTAATTACGGCATAGCGAGAATGTGGTTGTTTGAGGGATTTACAATAAACACCTCTAACATTCTGACCTCGAAAGAAGTCAGAACCACACGACTCGCGGAACGGGCCCGTTAGAAAGGACTTAGAGTCGTTTACCTTGAATCCTAAGATGTTAAGGAGACGAACCACAGTGTGAGAAATTTCTTCCTCACATATGATGTCGTCGCCAAATACACCGAAGTTTCCAGGGTCATCTGGGGTACATCGCCGTAAATCACGGTAATGTAAACGAGATGCGGCTCTAACAACACAAGCAAATAACATGGTCTGCAACGGGAAGGTAAAACCATTTCCCATAGTAGAAATCATGTTAAGTTGCAACTTAGCTCCATTTGGCAGACTACTAAACGGCGAACGTAAAAGCTCCAACCAAGCATAAAAGTTTGGCGGGAGAACTTCACGAAGCATTTTAGTAGAAAGCGAATCGGATGCACTCGAGAGGTCTATGGTGACTAGCCGTCGACCTTGTAACTCGAGACTACCGATCCGAGCTAATTCACGATTGAGCTCCTGTTGAATAGCAAAGTCAATTCCGAAGAATTGACGAAGCCGTCTCTCCAGGATTCTGCCCAGACCAAGCTGATAAAACATATTCAGATTGGGTTCTGTGCATATCGACCGTGAAGTGTTGACGTTCTTCGGAACGAAGGACAACCGGTTACCTTCCACTACTTGACATTCTCCGAAAGTACTGGCGCGGAAATCTTCCGCAGCGAGCCACTCAGGGAGGTGTGAAAAGTAGGTGACATAGTTGTCATAGAGGAACTCCTTAGTACAAGTCAAAGGGCTTGAAAACAGTTTCGTATAGAAATCGTCTCCAAATGCCCCGAGGCTAGCCCCTGGACCAACTCTCCCAGAATCTAATATCTGAGAGAAATTTGATACCAGAGGTTTACCATGCGGATACAAGAAGTCACTAATTGCGAGCTTAAGCTCACCAAGTAGCGTCTCCTCAACCGCAGACTCGATACTAAGCTCCCATCTTTCACAAGCAGTATTCACTGCGAGGAAAGTTTCTAAACAATTGCTGTCGGCTTCTGGGCTAATATCATCTGTGAATTTCTTCATAAATGAATTAGCTAGTTGCACAGCAGCAACTTGCTTAGGGGAGGAATCTGGATACCAATCACATGACCTGTTCCGTTGTAAACAACAGAGCTGATCGTATGAAAGATATGCAGACAAGTCCTCGAGAAGGTTGAAGTAAAGAGCATCAGGACTAAGGCCCATGATATTCCACCTCTCTCTGTCTGAAATACTAGTTCTCGTCAAGGATCATATGCCTTTCGGCACGTGTTTCCTCTAGAGAATTGATAAGGACAGCCAAACTTTCACCTGTTAAATTGGTGGCAGTAAGGATGAACCATATCAGTACTAGTATGGCAAGGGTAATAAGAACCTCCACTGGGTTTCTGTTAGAGATAATCTCCTTCAGGTAACGCAGTGCTTCGGCTATCTTAATCACGTTTCACCTCCAAAAATGATAAGGAGGTTAATCCGTGGGCAAGACGCCGGAGAGGGTCATATCGCCCACGCTCGCACTGATGTCCGCTAGGGCACCGATGTGAGCAGACAGAGCGGCCTGAACGTTCGTCGGGTCGGCCTCATCCGCACCTGCGGGGACGTGTATAATCGTCTCCACAAGAAGCGGTACAGACGCTTGACCAGACAAAGGTGTCACACCCTTTCGGGTGATAACCTTGTAAACGTTCCGTGGAACACTCGGCAGTTGCCCAGTCACGGGGTTTACCTGAGGAAGACTTCGAAAAGTCTTCGGACGGAAAACCGAAATCGTGAACGGACGACTAACCGAGTGAGCATCGACTCCAGACTGTGTGCCACCAATGGTGTCCACAACAACCTGGTTGCCGCTGCTTCCTTCTGGCGCCTCATCAACGACCCAGTCGTAGGTCGGAGATGTGAAACCAGTTTGGGCCCCTCCTGAAAAAGGAGCAGAAAGTCCTAAACCGGACATGAGAATTACCTCTCAAACTTGAGGGTTAATAACATGTAAGGGAAACCGCTCATAAACGTGCAGCCGTCAAAGCTGCAATGTTCAACCACTTCATTGACAAGCCAGGGAGCTCAAACCTGAAATCAGGTAAAAGATCTCCAAGGTACTGGTCTCTGGTAATGGTGCGGTGTATCCGCTTACCCGGAACAGATGCGTTCATAAACCTATTTCTATAGTTTAGCGTCTTTTCGGCAGAAGTCAATGGTATCAAGTAAGGAGAATGAATAATTTCCTCCTTATAGATAACCCATTTATTCTTCCATTTGACGCGACCCCATGGAAAGGTATATGCCTGGATTACATTTCCCATATTGGTAAAGTAATCCACCAGGAACGAATAGGGGATTAATTCCCAAACCGTTGGAGCGAATTCCATCCACGAGATACCTAAATCTCTGTGTTTGTACTTCCCTACAGGGTCTATTCGTAAACATACTTGATACTTAACTTCGAATGACTTCTTCCTGGTACGTATGTACCCGGATTTGAAGTATTTCCCTAAGTTCCAATGCGACAAGTTTCCTTTAACCGCAGAAGTTTCATGCTTTCCACGTACCGTCAGTATTTTAACTGGCGGATGTTGGTTAGCTAGAAGCTTCTCAAGGTATTGGGAAGCATCGTCGATATCGGCGACTAAGGGAGCCCATCCGAAAGTGTATTCAAGCCATGTATCCTCAATAACGCGCTTTCGGTGACGATGAGCTTGCTTTCGAGCCCGTTTCTTTACGGTTCTCAGATAGCTTCTCAGGCCACCAAACAGCCCCTTAAGAGGATGCCTGATAAGGTGCAAAGTTTCACGTAGTTCGCCCAAGAAAACACCGCCTTGAAAGGCTGTGATTTCATCGCGCAAACGCGGTTGAAGCTTTGTTAACGCATCGTTATTGGCTATCGCCTCGGTGGGTTCAGTGATGGTAGGGGATGTCTGGTTTCCAACCAGATATGTTCCATACCTGTTATACTTATTACTAACGGTCGTCAATCGAAAGGTCCACGGACTCCGTGAACCTGTGATATCAGTATGACCAGGTTGCCAACAGATTGTGTCTATATCCATATGGGTACAGGCATTCTGAAAGTTGCCGATCTTACGAAACCAGTCAGGCAGTTCTCCGTAATTTCCGGTAAAAGGAGCATTATAATGTTGCTCCTGAACCTGAGTATCGGAGGACCCGCCAGTCGTATAATCAATATGATACATACGATTGGCAGCCGAAACTGGAGTCGACCTAGTTTTAGTATAACTCACTGAAGTAGCCTCCTAGGGTCAAGGTGGAAGTGCAAAACACTATTCCACTGGAAGTGTTGC